CGGTCGCCAGCGCGCGAATGGTGCTCGCGCGCAACCGCTCCACTTTCACCGCCTCGTCGCGCGCGGCGGCGAGGGCACCTTCGTTCTGACGGGCCTCAACGCCCGCATCCTGCGTGGCCGTTTCCATGTCAGGTTTCTCCTTGGTGTGGGCAGATGCCCGTTGCGTTTCAACTACACTCGGTGGCGCCGGTGGCGTTCCCGCCGCCGACATGAAATTCGTGGCCGCGTCTGCGGGCACTGACAATAGGGAGATCTCGAATGGCTCCCAATCGACAGCGGTGAATTCCTTCCGCTCCTGGCCCTTGGGCGTGGTGTCTACCTTTTTGTATATCCACATCCCTGGGCTCAGGTTTTGAATGATCCCGGCGCGGACGTCGTTCCAGATGGGCGTCACGGTGTCGCGCTTGCTGAACTGAATGGTGGCCAAGCCTGTGGACTTCTTGGCCCAAGCCTTGCGCACCACGCCGAGTTGACTCTCCACCCCATACGCGCTGTGCGAGTCCAGTACGGGACCACCGTTGTTCAGGCGATCCATGCGGCAGCCTTTCATGTCGAGGATGAGGTCGTATTCTTCGCCAGTGCGCCAGTCGAATCGGGGCACCTTGACGCCCGTGTACCAGACTGCATCGATGGTTCGGGCGTCATCATTGGCGGATGGCGGAGCGAATGTCGCCGCCACCGTGAAGCGTTCGACTTGGAATTCCGGGGGTTCCGGCTGGCTCTCGGGCTGCGCCGCCGCGGCGATAACCTCCACCGGGGCAGTCTCCGGCCCTGTCTCCGTGATTTCTTCGGGCATAAAGGACTTCTTCCTGTAGTTGGTTTACGAGGTGTAGCTTCTGGTGGGCGAGTCCCACTGCCGGCCTGAATGTTTCACCGTGCCAGTCTGCTTCGCCGTTGGCGCCGGCGCCGTCTCATCACTGACGCCCTGCTGCTCGACGCCCTTGTCGTTCACTTTGCGCGGGTCGCAGTCCAGGATGATCTGCAACTCGTCGAGCAGATCGTTCATCCGCTGGATCTCCTGCAACTGCTTCTCGGGGTCGTAGCCGTTCTGCGCGATCGCCTCGGACAACGTCAACGTGCCGGTGCGGATGCGCTTCAACTCGGCCATGGCATCCTTCAGCGGATCCACGGATTCGAACTTGGGCGCCGTCCATTGCACGCCGTAATTCGCCTCGGGAATCTTTCCGATGAACACCAGGGTGTCAATGAACCTTCGCCACGTCGGCCGGCAGTACATCGGGATCAGCGTCAGCCACCGGAACGCCTCGATGGCGTTACGGAACCCCAGCATGCCCGCACGGTAGGAGGAATAGTTGACGTTCGACAGATCCCCGGACAGCAGCTCATAGGGAACGTCGATGCCGGCGCCGATCCCCTGGAGTTCGGTCATCAAGTAGTCGCGGTACCCGCCGGCCGGCGACGGCGCGTTGAACTTGATGTCCTCGCCCGGCTTCAAATACTCGATCATGCCGGGATACATCCGCTCCAGCGTGTTGCCGGTTTTCGGATCCGTGGACCTCGCGCCGATGGGCAGCCCGCCCGAACCTTCGGGGCGCGTCACGATCCCCGCCAGGCACGCCTCCGTCTTTTTCCGCATGCGTTCCGCGTCGCGGTAATCATCGAGGTCCCGCATCGCCAGCATGACGGGCGCCAGCCACGGCACGCCGCGCACCTGGCCGGGCCGCAAGATGCAGTAGGTGTGCATCACCTGGGCGGCTGGCACGGGCTGGCTCAAAATTCCGCCGCGCGGATTCAGCATAAAGACACCGCCCGGGTGATAGTTATAGAGCCAGTAATACTCGCGCTGTCCGTACAGGTTGAATTGAACGCCCTGGACAATGTGCCCCGCGGCGATGCCCATCGTCCTGGCGATATCCAGGAAGTCCCCCTCCAGCACCTGCAACTGGAGGGGCACGCGGAAATTGTCCTGCGGCAACCGCGGCCGGAAACGGACAATCCCGTCACCGCTCTCGGCGGTCGTGCGCACGATGAGCGCCTGCATCCCATAGAAGTCCAACTGGCCGCCGGGGTCGCAGTTCTCAGCGAAGTAGCACCACTCGGCGTCGATGATCTTGTCGAGCGCCGGCGTCCCCGTCTTCGCCTGGGGAACGATCCCGGTTCCCACGGTGTTCCCGACCAGTTCGCCGATGGCCTTGCTGGCGTACGGGTTGTTGCGCAGCAGATCGCGTGACCGGTTGCGCAGGCTAATCAGGGAGGCGCCGACCTCGGTGTTCGCGTCGCCGCCCGCCGCTACCCATCCGTCCGTCCGACGCCCCGACTTCGCGCCGTCATACGCGAACGTCTCGGTGGCCGAGCGAAATCGCGCGCGCCGATAGGCCCGCTCGGGCGAGAAGTACCCGATCATTTTGTCGAGGGCGTTCATTCAATCCCTGCTGTGCGTGGCCAAGGTGAAGGAGGGAGGCGTCGTGCCGGAGGCGGCCGCGATCGCGGCGTTGGCATCGGCGAGGGCTTTCCGGATCTCATCGACGCTGTTGAACTCGGTGGCGCGATCGGGCAACTGTACCCGGCGCACCCCGCTCAGGAGGGCACGCTGCAGCGCGTCGCGCAGCGTCAAAAGTTCGGTCAGGTCGATCATTTGAACCAGCCATCGCGGGGAGCGCCAAACAAGTCGCGGCCGGCCCCCCAATAGTCGTCATTGCGAACGCGCGGCGCATCGCTGGGGACGTTGCCCTCTAGCGCAGCCCAATCCTCGTCCGAGAAGCGATCGATTCCACAGACCGCCGCAGCCGCGCGACAGAGCACCGCGAGGTCAAGTGGTTCGTTTCTGACCGACTTATCCGGTACCCATTCCACTTTGCCGCTCGAACGGATGATCCGCGATTCGGAGCAGAGCCCGCGGTAGAAGTCCTGATCCTTGTAAGCGTAGTGCTGGTACCCGGGTGGGTACGTGCCATCGTCGGGCAACACGATCCGCAGCCAATCGTAGAACTCCTGCTTCGCCCAGTGCGTGCCAATGTGCCAGATCCGAATGTTCTGCCTCTTGCGCGCCGCGTCCGTCGGCGACACCCGCGCGATCAGTTTCAGGAAGTCCGGCGTGCCCTTGGTCGCCACCACGGTGCGCGGTGCACAAATCCTGTCGCCGGCCGGGCCGTGAGCCGGCTGCGGGTGGCGCGCGGCGAACTCGTACACCATCTGCGGCCGAAACCCGGTGTCGATGGTCATCGCCAGGATGGGCATAGTTCCCCCCGACTCGCACGGCCAGTCCACGGCCAGCATGGCTTCCAACTCCTGCCAGACTTCGGGTGAAGACGTTTTGAGCGCCTGCCCGGCATGATCGGGCACCTGGATCACCCGGTAATCCACCGACCAGGACTCCTTACCCCGCCCATATGCCTTGACCTCCACCTCGAGCCGGTCGTCCTGCACGTCGACGCCAGCCACCAGCAGCGACGCCTTCGCCGGCACGATCCCCAGGGCGTAATCCTCGCGCCGCAGATAGACCTTTTCCCAGTCGGGCGCCGAACCGCGCTCTGTCCAAAGTTCCGCCAGCACGGTGTTCAGGAATGCCTTAAGCGTCTCTGTCGAGCACTTGGCGACCAGAAATTCCGCGGCAATCGTTCCCCAGGACCGCTTCGGGGAGATCAACTGCGACACCCGGAACCCAGGGATCGGCGATCCAGGATTCTGCGGACGATACTCGCCGCGCTCCACCATCCAGGACTTCTGGTTGTGTGGGATGAGTTCCCGGCACTTTTCGCAGCAATAAGCAGCCTTCTCCGGCTCGCCTTCCGGCCACACCAGCCCGCCGTCGGTGCCGTCGCTGAACACCAGGATCTGGAAGTGGTTGCACTTCGGGCACGGCACGAAGTACTCGCGCTGGTCGCTCGTATTCCACGCAGCTTGGATCCGGCTCTCCCCGTCGACGGTCGGCGTCGAGCACATGATGACCTTCTTGTTGTGCTCAAACTCTCCCGTGCGCTGCATCGCCAGCGATACCGGATCGCCCTCCGACCCTGCACTCAGGGGGTACCTGTCAACCTCGTCCAGCAACAAATACCGGATCGGACGCATGGCCAGGCCGGATGGCGAGATAGCGCCGGTAAAGGTGATGTGCCCGGAACCGTTGGCGAACACCTTGTGCATCGCCGTGTTGTTCGAGTCGCGCGACTTCACCGCGGCGAGCTTCCCGCGGAGCGCGGGCGAGTGCCGGAACAACGGCGCAACGCGATCCTTGGAAAGCGCCTTGGCGTCTTCCGATCGCGGTTCCACCGCCAGCGTCGGGCCCGGATCCACGTCCGCGATGTAGCCCAGGAAGTTCACCATGATCGAGGTCTTCAGCATTTGGGCCGCGGACATCAACACCACCTGTTTGCACGGATGCGACGGGCTGAGGACGTCCATCGGTTCCCGCTGGTACGGGCGCGTGTGCCATTGGCCCCGTTCCGCCGAGCCGGATCCGGTGAGCACCACGTTCTCGTCGGCCCACTGCGACACGGAGATATCCCTTGGTGGCAGCAACGCCTCCGCTCCAACCTGATACATCGAGAATGGTGTGTCCATCAGTAGCCAGCGTCCGAGATCGCCTTCGCCATCTTGCGGCGCAGCGCATTCGTTTCACCCGCGAGGATCCGGTGAATCTCCGCTTCCGTTTTCGCGGCTGCTACCAGCGGCGCCACGCGATCCGGGTATGCAGACAGCGCATCCCCGACGATCGCGGACCAATGCGCCGCATACTCGCCAGCCTTGGTGGCCTGGATCAGTTTGCCCGCGCGCTCCTCATACTCCAACTGCGCCGTCTTCGCCTTGAAGGTCTCGCTCACTGCGCGGGCCCGCAGATAGGCAGCGACCGGATCGCTCGCTACGTCGGGCTGACTCGACATGCCAGGACCGACACGCGGTGGGGGAGTGGCACTGAGCGGCACCACTTGGGGTCTGGTCGCCTGGTGCAAAGTCTTGCCCGCGAACGTGTTCCTTTCCCATTCCTGGTTGGCCCGATCCGGATCGAGGGTTCCGTCCGCGTTCGGCGTGATCCGCCTGGTCTTGATCGCCTTTTGCACGGCGCTGAGGGCCACACCGCGCAGCCGTGCGTACGCCCGCTGGGAGATGCCGGTCATTATTTAAGACTTTCTTCCGAGCCGTTGAACTTCGGCCTTGCTTTCCGCCGCCACCGAAGGGATGTATGTGTTCGATGGCACGCACCACCAAGACCACCAAGCAAACGGCAGCCGCCTGTTACGCGGAACGCCACACCGAGTGCCATGACCTGCTGAAGCGCATCGCCAGCCGCCTGGAGCAGCACCAGAAAGACCAGGCGCAGGAACCCGCCAACTGGGGGTACGCCGGCGACCTCGGCCGCGTTGCCGAAGAACTCGCCTGCGTCCTGGCCAGCCTGGGCGACCGCACCGCAGTCGATGCCAAGGGGCTGGAGTACTGACCATGAAGAAACACAGCGTCCACATCGGAGCGATCTACATCGTCAAGGTCAGCGGCAAGTTGGCCCGAGTCCGCATCACGCGCGAGTGCGACTACGGCGGGTGGTACGGAACCAATCTCGCCACCGGACGCCAGATCCGCATCCGGTCGGCCGCGCGCCTCCGCTCCGAGGTGCCGCCCGCGGTCACCCTCGACCAGATCCCCGACCGGCGCGCCCAGGAAATCAGCTACGACGAGACGCTCGGGATGGACGACGACATCGAATTCTGAACCGATAACAGGAGACCCAGTATGGTTACTTTCACGATCGACAACGACAGCAACATCACTGCCTTCGCCGCCGCCGAACAGGCGCCCGAAGGCCAAGAACGCTTCGCCACTGAGAAGGAGTTCGCCAAGCTCTCCTCCGAGTGGCCCATCTCCCGCTTCGCCGAGGTCTGGAACGCCTTCGCAGGCGTGGTTCCCTTCAGCGACCTCAAGCCGGTCAAGAAGTTCACGGACCGCAAGACGGCGGTGGCCCGGATCTGGAAGGCTATCCAGCCCCTGGCGCCCACCCCCGCGCCCCAGGCGGCCCGCGTTGCGGCGAAGAAAGCCAAGGCGACCAAGGACGCCACCAACAAGGACGCGGCGCCCCCGGCTCCGACGGGGGCGAGCGGAGCGCGCGAGGGCAGCAAGAAGGCCAAGGTCCTGGAACTGGTGCGCCAGCCGGGCGGCGCGACATTAAAGGAAATTCAAGAGGCCACCGGCTGGCAGGCTCACAGCGTCCGGGGATTCATCTCCGGCAGCCTGACCAAGAAGATGGGCCTCAAGATCGAGAGCAGCAAGCGCGAAGACGGAGAGCGCGCATACTGCTGCCAAGCCCAATAGCAACCCTCCCTCCGTACCGCCGCCGGCCCTACAAGCCGGCGGCTTCTCTGTTCTGGACCTCCTCTGCCTCCGCCGGTGCAGAACCGCGCGTTGGCGGGGCTTACAACGCTCAACCAGCGTCCGCAGTACGTCCAGGATCCTTTTCCAGGATCCTCAGTTCCGCCGACCAGTCTGCCAGCGCCAAGCACAGCCCCTCCACGTCCGGGTGGCCAGTCTGCAAAAGAGCTATGACGGCGGCGATCTCAGTGCGGCACCGCGCCATCTCACGTTGGACATCTGGTGCCACGGTCTCTACTTCGGTGTAGGCGGTGGCTTCGGCGCACATTTGTGGCCCGTCTTTGCGAGGCATCCGATCTGGTGGACCACTTTCTTCACACCATGCACGGTCTTCTGTGCTCCGATTGCCACCAGAGCGACTGCCATCGCGGCCACTAGGATCCCTGGGGTTGGCATGGATCCTCCTGTTCTGAATGCCCCGACGAAGGAGCGCCCAGTCCGTCTCCAAACGGCCGCCCGCTCTCTGCGTGCTGGGCCTGCGTCCCGGTGAACTCCTGCCACCTGGCAACAATCACGTCACAGTACTTCGGGTCGAGTTCGATGAGGCGCGCCTGGCGTCCGGCCTTCTCGCAAGCGATCAGCGTCGTGCCGGAGCCGCCGAACGGATCGAGGATGGTGTCGCGGGTTTTGCTGCTGTTCCGGACCGCCCGCTCCACCAGTTCCACCGGCTTCATCGTCGGGTGCAGGTCGTTGATATGCGGTTTCTTGATGAACCACACGTCACCCTGGTCGCGGGCGCCGCACCAGAAGTGGTCGGTGCCTTCCTTCCAGCCGTACAGGATCGGTTCGTACTGACGCTGGTAGTCGGACCGGCCCATCGTGAACGTGTTCTTCGCCCAGATCACGAACGTGGACCAGTGGCCGCCCGCCTCGCGGAACGCCTTCTGCAGCGTGTGCAACTCCGAGGACGACATGCAGATGTAGATGGCGCCCTTCGTGACGGCGAGTATGTTCACGCACGCGTCGTAGAGGAACGGCCCGAAACCCTCGCCCAGGTTGTCGTTGGCGATGGTCCGGTTCGTGCCGCGGATTTTGTCCTTCATCGTGGCGCCGTAGTTCACGCCGTACGGTGGATCGCAGAACACCATGTCGGCCAGGCCGCCGGCCAGGACCTTCTCGACGTCGGCCACGACCGTGGCGTCGCCGCACAGCAGCCGGTGGTCGCCCAGGATCCACACGTCGCCGGGCACGGTGACGACCGCAACCTGCATCTCCGGGACCTGGTCCTCGTCGGTGAGGCCCTCGGTGGTCTCCTCGCCGCCTGCCAGGAGCGCTTTCAGTTCGTCTTCGGAAAAGCCGATCAGGTCGAGGTTGAAGCCGTTGACGTCCAGGTCTTTCAACTCGATGCGCAGCATCTCCTCGTCCCACCCGGCGTTCAACGCCAGCTTGTTGTCGGCCAGCACCAGGGCGCGGCGTTGCGCCTCGGTGAGGTGGCCGAGCACAATCACAGGGACCTCGACCATCTTCAACTTCCGCGCCGCCAGCAGGCGGGCGTGGCCGGCGATGATGACTCCATCACCGCCGACCAGGATTGGAGAGGTCCAACCGAACTCCCTAATGCTGGCCGCCACCTGGGCAACCTGCTCGTCGGAATGCGTGCGCGAGTTCCGGGCGTATGGGATCAGCTTGTCGACCGGCCACATCGCCACTTGGAGGTTCGTCATTGGACCTTTGGACCTACTTCGCGGGCGTCGTCGAACTAAAGACGCCGGACTTGTTGAGCGACCCGACAATCACGTCGACCAGACCGCCGATCTGCTGGACGTGTGCATCGGGAATCTTCGTCGCCGCATCGGCGCCGGCCGTGATGATGTCCATCACGACCTGTTTCTTGGAAGCTCCGGGCGAGTTCTTGATCGTCGCCTCGACCGAGGTGATGGCCTGTAACGCGACCGGTAAGTACGTGAGTAACAGCGATAGCCAACTCAGATTCATGCTGATGATCCTTTCTCTGGTTGTGGGGCGGCAACCCGGCGCCGCCCCGTTTGAGGTGCGTACAAGAAACCCCCTGGAGGCGGCCGCAGGCTGGCGAGCGCCACAACTGCCCCAACCCAGGGGTCTCCCGTTAGGTATGCTGCATCTGACTCCTTGACTCCTTTGGAGCGTTACGCCGTCTTGGCTTGGGTCTGGGAAGGGGTCGAGGCCCCTCCTACCGCGGTCACCAGCACCGGCACCAGGGCCGCGACGCTCTGTGCGATGGCAGTGGCCAATGCGCTGGCAATCACCGGCGTCAGGGACGTGAACAGGTTGGCGACATTTGCAGTGACCGCTTCGGCGGCGACCGCTTCGCCAGCTCCGGCCGCAGCGACGGCGCCCTTGGTGGTCTCGCTGGCCGCCGTGCCCGCGGGGGATACGGTCTGCTGGCCCTCGGCGATGCCGACCTGGCCCGCCAGGACGATGCCGGCGTTGATGGCGTGATCGATGGTGGCCGCGTTCTGCGCGCGCCGGCTGGCGGTCTGCGCCTGATCCAGCGACACCGCTTCCCAAGCGCGCTGCCGCGCCAGGGTTTCGCGGCGGCTATCCAGCTCCTCGTCGAAGAGCAGTTTGATGTTTTCGGCGCCGCCCAGCAGGCTCGGCTGGTGGGTGACGTTGGGGGACAGGTTGTGTTGTTCGGACGGGTCCATACGAGAGATTCCTTTCAAGTGTTGTAGTTGCGGTTGGGGTCATGCGGCCCGGAACGCCGGGCCGCTATTCAGGGTTGCTGCAAACTTTGTTAAGGACGGTTCAAAGCCCGGTCGACGGGCACGCCGCGCGACTCCGCGACCGCAGCGAACGTTTCTCCCGTCGCCGCGAGCATCGCCGTCTCACCGGTCAAGTTCATAATCCGGCGCAGGATCACGTCGCAGTAGGCGGGGCTGATCTCACAGCCGTATCCCCTACGCCCAAGCACGTGGGCCGCAGCCATCGTGGTACCGGACCCCATGAACGGATCGAATGCCACGTCGCCGGCATCGCTGAACGCCAGCAGGAAGAACTCTACGAGCGGGCGCGGAAAAGGGGCGGAGTGCGCTCCCTGAGCTGACTCCGTGCGGACTTCGATAACGTTGGATGGCCGCGCGATGCCCGCGTGGCGCCCTTCCGAATCGTCGGACAGGCTGCTCCGGCTGCGTTGCCACGCGCTTTGGTTCTTTCCGCCGTCGGCGGCTGCGCCGCGCGGCCCCGTGCCCAGCAGGCCGCTACCGGAAGTCGACTTGGGATTGTTCGGGTTGTAGTCGAAGCAATCCTCCGAGGCGTGGCCCACCGCATGGGGACGAAATTTAATCTGCGGCGCGCGGCTGAAGTGGAAAATCAACTCAAATGCATTCTTGAATCGGTTCCCCCAACCGCCGGGCACGCCGTTGTCGGTTTTACGCCAGCAGAATTCATCGACGAAGCGCCACCCCCACTGCCGCTTGTGGGCGATGACGAGATCTTTCACATACAGGTGGCGCTCGCCATCCGCCGCATGCTCTTTGATATTGAGAAAGTAGGAGCCATCCCGGGCCAGGACTGCCGCGATGTTGGCCGCAACATCGCGGAACCAGTCGCTGTACTCCTCGGGCGGCACCGGCTTGAACCCACTTGATGGATCGTACTCGCGCTGCGTGGCGTACGGAGGCGACGTGATCGCCACGTTCGCACTGGCGCCTGCCATCAACTTCTCGACAACCGCGGCGTCCCGGCAGTCGCCGCAGATTAGACGGTGCGGCCCGATCAACCATACGTCCCCGGGCAACGTAACCGGCTGCGCCGGAGGTTCGGGAACCGCATTCTCTTCCACGTCGGCGGCAGCCTCCGGTTCGGCGCCGGCCAGCAGCACGACAAGCTCCTCGTCGGAGAACCCCACCAGCGACAGGTTGAATCCATCCGCGCCGAGCGACTCCATGGCGACCCGCAGCAGCTCATCGTTCCATCCGGCATTGAGCGCGAGCTGGTTATCCGCGATGACGTACGCCCGCCGTTGAATCTCGCTGAGGTGGCCCAGCACCACCACCGGAACCTCTGCAAGACCCAACTTGCGGGCGGCCAGGAGGCGACCATGACCGGCAACAATCCCGTCCGTGGAATCGACAAGAATCGGATTCACAAATCCAAACTCCACGATGGACGCTGCGATCTGCGCTACCTGCTCCGGAGAGTGTGTCCGGGCGTTCTTGGCGTAGGGCACCAGCCGGTCGGTGGGCCAGATCTCGATGTGCCGCGCCATCGCGGGCGAGATGCGGGGTTCAGCCACGGATGCTGTCCACCATCTGAATTCGACGGCCGATCCACCGCATCACCGGCACCGCCATCGAATTGCCAATCGCGCGGTACCGCGGACCATCGGCAGCGGGCTTCCCGCGATATGGGATCAGCGTGTAATCGTCCGGCATCCCCTGCAGCCGCTCGCACTCGCGCGGGGTCAGCCGCCTGACCGCCAGAGTCCCGCTGACCGCGAGCAATGGAGCGCCATCGCCTCGGCCGCTACCGCCGGATTGCGCCTTGAGCGGTGGCACAAGTTCAGATGGGCCGCCCCTTCCGTTTCGCGCCACGCGATTCTCGAAACACACGGCGACCTGTCCACCTGCGTTAGCATGGCTGCGGTCGTGCGGCATCGCGCGCAACGTGGGTGCGACTGGGCCAGCGTCGGCTCCGTGGTCCTTCGCCGAGAATGCCGTCGGGACGAGCGGGCCAACGATGGCAGTACTTTCGTAGAGCGCACACCCCTGTGTCCCAAGCGTTTCTGCCGATTCCCATTCATTCCAATAGCCACAACCGGATGCCACGAACGTTTCGCTCCCGCCGTCCAGCAGCCCACTGCCTCCCTTTGCGTTCAGGCTCATGGACACGAACGCTCCGGAACGGTCAAGGTCGTTGCACCAGCCACGCTCGCCAGTGCCGCCGCCAAGATATCGGGCAACGTCTTCCCGCGCTTTGCGGCGCGCCGGAGTATTCCGACACAGGCCTTCGCGCTCAAGAAGTACCGCCGCGGCACGGCGCCAGTCTCCAAGATGTCCGACAACGAAGACGCGACGGCGTCGCTGGGGCACTCCGAGGAACTGAGCGTCCAGCACTCGCCAGGCGCAACCGTACCCGAGTTCCGCCAGCGCCCCGAGGATGGCGCCAAAATCCCGCCCGCCGTTCGACGACAGAACGCCGGGGACGTTTTCCCAGACGACCCACCGAGGCCGCAGTCTGCCAGCAAGGCGGCAATACTCGATGGCCAGGTTGCCACGCGCATCATCCAGGCCGCCTCGTCTTCCGGCGAGGGAAAACGAGGCACAAGGCGTTCCTGCGGCCAGAATGTCAATTGGACTGGGGATGTCCTGGATCGCGGTGAAGTCGCCGAGGTTCTCAACGTCGGGGTACCAATGCGCCAGCAGCGCCGAGCAGAACGGATCGATTTCAGCGAACCAAGCAGCCCGAAAGCCCAGCGGCTCCCAGGCGACGGATACCGCCTCAATGCCCGAGCAAACGCTGCCGTAGATCATGTGGGTGCCTGCGGCCAACCGTGCCGAACGCTGGGGTGACCTGGGTGACCACCTACCGCGACCACCTGAATAAGTGCAACTAACTAAAGACTTTGTGGGACCAATCCACCGGCAAAAAAAAGTGAAAGGTGGGGATCCAAATTTTCAGAACGGGCCAACGTATTGGCCACAGTTGGCGCCCCGGGCGCCTGTGTCGCGCCCCCCGTTGGCAAGTTGGGGTTGGGTCGCCCGCCAACCTGGGGGCGCCCCAACCGTCGGCTCACCCGCATGCCATCTGTCCCTCCGCAGGCGCGCCAGCAATTCGCGTCGAGCCGGCGTATGCAGCAAAGAGCGGCAGCGCCCGTTCCAAAGCGGGGTGACGCGCGATCCACAGACGCTGGACTCGCACCCGGTGCTCTGGCTCGACCCTCTCAATCCACTGCTCGTAGGTCAGAGACGCCTTCCGCGCGTTGCATTGGCTGCAGACGATCACGATGTTGCGGAGGCTGTGCTCGCCTCCATGGCAGAGCGCCACCATGTGGTCCGTCTGCTTCCGTGCATCCTCGAACGGGCAATCGCAGTATGCGCACCGTGACGCCGCGGTCTTGGCCTTCTGGATACTCTCCTTTGTGGCCGACCCGTCGCACGTTGCGTCGATGCGTGCTTGCCGTGTCTCGTGGTAGCAGCTCACCGTCTCGGGATGGGCCGCTTTATACGTCGCCGTCCTCAGCCGCTCCTGGGCGAGGTTTCTCTGGTAGTCTCTCCGCGCTTGTGCCGCTTGCTCCTTGCGCAGGGCTGACACCACCTCGGGGAACGCATCGGAAGCGATCCGATTGAACTCCTTCAACATGGATTGAATGAAACGCCTACGCATCCGCTTCGCTGTATCCTCAGAGATCCGGACGACCGCCCGGGCCGCAGCCACCCGCGCCCGCTCATCCCGCGGAACGTAGTCGCACAGGATGCGTCCTTCCCTCGCAGCCTCCCGCTCACCTTGGAGACGCTTGTAACCGGCGCTTTCGTAGGACGTACGCACACCTGCAGCCTTGCGGGCAATGCGCTTCTCACGCCGGTCTGCCACGTAGCAGGGATGGCATAACGTTGCGCTCACGTTGACGTAGGTCGGATTACAGCCGCATTTCTTGCAGGTCATTGAAATGATTCACTTACTGGCGGTTACCGAGCGACGGCATCGCCAGAAATCCCGCGGTCAGGGCGACGTTGGCCCCTCTTGGCCCGCGTGGCGGCTGGCGTGTGCACAGGCGCCGACCAGCCCACCCGCCGCCTCGGGCGCGCCCAGCCGCCCCTGCCAGCAACGATCGTCAGCGCCGTCTGTTGCGCGGCGGTCGCACCAACGCTGCGGCATCGCTCGGCCTCGTCCTCGGCGATCTCCAGGCAGACGGCCTTCGTGGCCGCGAT